GAGTAGTATGTGAAGTCAGTAGTGTTAGAGTACTTTTGACCAACTGCGGCTCGTGCATATAAACCAACTGGGCCAGCCACTGTGGCGCCTGCTTCAATACGTGTGGTTAACGCATTTGTACCTTCGGTTTGTGTGTTAGAGAATGCTAAGTCACCGGCAAAGCCTGTGAACTCTTTCTTTACACCCAAAGCATAAGTTTGTTGTGCCGCGGCACCTGCGTTGTTCACGTGTTGACCTTCAACTGTGAAACTGTCGGCTGCAAATGCAGTACCTGTGATGGCCAAGGCCAAGATTGCGAAGATTTTCTTCATTTAGTTTTTCCTTTTAAAAAGAGTGTTTGATTACAAACACAGAATAATATTTAGTAGAAACACGTATTAGGTGTTTAAATTACCACTAAATTGGCTGCTTGTGCTGTAGTATACGTGGCTGGAATGAGATTTGCAATCAGAATGGGGAAACTAGAAGTGTCAGGAACGGCGGTATCCACACCAATTCCTACATTGTTAAGAACTGCTAGATTTTGTCCTTCGCGTAGGCAACCCACAATGGCTTGACCGCCCAGAGTGGTAAGATTGGCCACTTGTTCCAGGAACCAAACAGGTCCGTTGACTTCTTTTTTCAGCCCATATGTGGGCAGACTTTCAACAAAACTCATGATCGGGCCCAGGGTATCTCCTGTGGTATTCAAGTTGATAATTTGGATTCCCGCCAAGGCCAGGTTGTGACTTTCGTTTACGACTTTTTGTGCCATGTTGTTGAAATCAGTATTGAGTGCAGTGGTTTGATTGGGATTGATTGTGACTACACTGCCAATTTCTGTTATGGCAGCCGGAGTCAACGCATTTCCAAAGGCTTCATCTGCATTGGCGTAGGTACCTGCTGCCGGACCCGTCGGTATTGTGACCGGACCACTTACTGCATCGCCATACACGCCATTCACTGTGTTGGCCATGGTCAAATAGATACTGGTGAGATTTGCCAATTGTCCGGCAGCGGCCAATGAGTTGATAGTGGTCACAGCATTGTTCAATTGAGTGATATAGTCAACTCCCACTGCGGCACCCAATAAATCGGTTAAGACCAGAGTATTGCCCGGTCCTGTGCCGGTGGCATAGTTGGTGGTATAGTAGGCAGTCACTGAGGCAGGCACAGCCGTGGTCAGTGCATTGATCAAGTTTAGATCTCGAGTGGTCACTGTGCCCGCAAATGCTGTGGCCAAATTTGGCAAAGACAAATTGGTTATGTTTTTTATCTGTTGTAGACTCACACTCACAGCCTTGCAGGCCAGGGCCTGATCTGCGGGTATAATTTTGCTCAAGCGTTCATAGGTAATCATGCTGGTACCACCGTTATCACATATCTTGGTAGATATTCTGTAAGTTTGCTGTTGACATTGCCGGTGGCATCTAGATATATGGATCGTAACTCACTGGTGGTGTTTTGATTATAGGTTCTCACTGTGAGGCTGGCAAAACTGTTGGGGAAGATTTTTACAGGGTCTAAGAGATCGGCCATGGAGTTCAGGCCAGGATTTTGTGGCTGGGTGGTATTGACACCAGCCACAGGCAAAGTGATTTTCAAAATGTCGCACACCTGTTGCAGAGACTGTCCAGTGATCAACAGCATGGCTCTGTAAAGTCGTGCTTCTTCTGTGTCGGTCAGTCGTGCATCAGGATCAGTGATGCGTTCAATTTGCGAGGTAGAGAATCCCACTTGCCGGAGTGCCACAGTGATTCTTGCTGTGAGATTGGCCACTGTGGCCAACTGCTTGAACACTGTGCTGGGCAGGCCAAAGTTGCCCAGGTTGGGCAAGTCAATGAGAAAGCCAAGTCGTGCCAAGTCACTGCCGAACGAAGGCAAGGCCAAATTGACATCAGTTAAATTGCCAGTGATAAGGCTGTTCATGCTGGTGAATGTGCTGCCTAGATAGGTCTGACTGTTTATGGCTGTGTTAATAAATGCATTGGTTTGATCAATATAGCCTACTGCGCCAGCAAACACTTGAGAAAACACACTCACATTGCCATTGCCTAGATAAGAATTACCTATGCCGCTGATGATTCCGGTGAATCCCAAAATACTGTTGCCAAGAGCAGGGCTACCCAGACTGCTGCCAATTGCAGGAGCATAGTTGGCCGGTGTGTTGTCAGCCAGGGCAGGACAAGTGTTGGCTGCCATGGTCTCAAGACCCAGTAATGTCACATTAGACAGATTGGCCGCAGAACTGTTGCCAAGTGCTATCAGCAAGGGGTGTATCAATGGCGTACCGTTGTAGGATGCCAGTGCATTAGCAAAGTCTGTAGCCAGTTGTATACCTTGATTGTTGCTAAGGCTGGCGCCCGCTATCAATTGCAGTGGTGTTAATATCGACTCAGCCACAATCAGCCACCAATGAAAACATCACCTGACCCGCCACTGACTGAGGTGCAGCCTTTTAATTTACTGCCTACTCGGGCGGCTTTCTTGCCGTTGATATAAACAGATCCTGATCCTGAAGCAATGGTGGCCGAGTGTGGGAAACATTTTTTACCAAGATTCAAATGTAAATCCACCGGATCTCCTACCCGAGCGGCGGCTCTGCCATTGGTAAACACACTGGCACTGCCTGCTGCCACGTTAAACGGAGAGCAATGAATCACACAACTGTCACCTTGTCTTGCGGCTGCTGGCATATTCTATTTCCATTAATCTTTCAAATTTTGAGTGCCACTGATCAATTTCTTCATGATCTTGATCCGTGTGCGGTCCGGGTGGGGCTTCAGGAGCAAACTCAATCACGTGATCAAACCGATCTGGAATCTGCTCATACTCTGTGTATTCCAACAACTGATCGTCACGCATGATCACAAAGCGATGTCCCATTGTATATTTATGGAAACAAAAAGCCGTCGTTTTAAACCATTTGTATGTTGGTTGTGCTTTGCATGTATTGACTGGCAAACTGCTTGTCAGATGCTACAGCCACGGTCACAGTGGTTTTGCTCAGGCCAATGGTCTTGTCCGGACTCACTGTGAACAGGTAGGGCAGGAGTCCTGGGCCGTTTGGACCCATGGCAATGACCATGGGTTTGGTCAATCTATAGTGTGTGTCAGTTTCTTTATCCAGTCTGGCCACAATCTCCTCACCTGATGTGAGTTTGAGTGTGACCACGTCGCCTTCGGCAAGTCCTTTGTCGATTTCAAGTAGCATTATCAAACCTTTTCTTTAGTTCTGTAAATCCGCCCACCAGTTCTTCATCCAAGAAGATCTGTGGCACTGTGCGAGCATTTGGTACTGCTTCTAATAGTTGTTCACGTGTCCAGTCACGGCTCACGTTGCGTTCTTCAAATTCAATGCCTTTCATCTTGAGCAAGGCCTTGGCTTGGTCACAATAGGGGCACTGGTCTTTGGACCATACAATGGCTTTTGTCATTTTAGTTTTCCTTGTTATAGTTCTGGTAATTCTTCGTAGTCCAGTTGATCGGACATGACCCCAATTACGTAATTTGTACTCTCAGTTTCCTGCAATGCGGACTGTTTCTTGCTGGTGTCTACATGTTTGGTAAACCAGGGAATAGGCGTTGAGCGTGGTGCTGGTTCAGTATACTTGATGCCAATTTCTTTCAGCGCCGCATTGGCAGTGTAGTCCACAAAGTCTTTGAGAATATTGGCATTGAGTCCTATCACAGGTCCTTTCTGAAACAAGTAATCAGCCCAGGCTTTTTCTTCACGGATCACGTCCAGGTACATTTGATATACTTCGACTTCGCACTCGATCTTGGCAGCCGCAAAGCGAGGGTCTTCCTTGACCACTTGATTGATCAGCCAGCCTGTCCACTCTTTGTGTAGCAGTTCATCTTGCAGGATCAGTTGAATGATATTGCCGTTGCCAATGAAGATTTTGTTCTCGACCATGGCCAGGCTTGTGGCAAATGATACCATGAAGCGGAATGCTTCTAAAGCATAGGAGGCATTGAGTGCCAACCAAATGGCCTTGATATGTTCGCGTTCGGCAAACTCTTCCAACAACTCTTTACGACAGTTGATCATGTGCAGTCGATCATAATAGTTGCCCACACTGGATGCCATGTTCACAATTTCTTCGGTGTCGTGGATTGTGTTGAACACATCCTTGGGCACATTGTAGATGTTGCGAATGATGTGACTGTAACTTCTTGAATGAATATTGGTTTCAAAAAATGTCCAGTTGTAGACTAATGCTTCGAGTTCAGGAATACTCACAACAGGTGTGAAGATTTGACTGGGACCGCGTCCTTGCAGGCTGTCTAATGCTGTTTGGCGCAGTAAGTTTGACGTAAAGATATGCTTGACTGTGTCACTTGCATCTTTAAAGTCTTGTGCGTCTTTGGTCAAAGATATCTCTTCTGGCACCCAAAAGAATCCACGTGCTTCTTGTTCGTACTTGACCAGTTTGTTGTACTTGACTTCTTCAAAACGCTGAATGGTCACAGGACCTGCTGGATCCAAGAACATTTTTCTTGAAAGGTAATCTGTTTTTGTTTTTAAATTGTATTGTTGTGTTGACATATTATTATTCCTCTATAGTTTCCATTGTGAATATTACTCCAGTTTCTTTCTCCCAGCGTTGCCAATATCTTACCCAGATTGGATCGTGCTGTTTTCCAACGTCAAATGCTTCTGCATCTTTCCATACATACTCACCCCACTCATTGGCATTAGCAGAATCTCTCATAATCATTCGACCTTCGTCGATTGCTGCCTGTCTCAGCCGGTATTGATTACGTCGGCTTTCTTGAAATTCATCTTGTTCAGATTGTGGCAAGGTCAGTATCCAATCCTCAAAAAATATTGGAGTTGATCCTTGGGGCCAGGTATGTATAAATTTTTGAATTAATGGCATGTCGATTCACCAAAGTTGATTTTTAAATTGTATTGTTGTCTCATTTGTGTTTTTCTGATGCAAGAACTATCTTGCAAATATGTTCCAATCTCTCTATGTGCTCATAGGCACGCCACGGGGTGACATCAATGGCCACAACTCCATGTCCCTTGATACCCACAATATCAAACTGAATATTGCCCTCTGGGTCTAGTCCCAGATTACGATGGCATGCATCAGCCAGTTCTTGACTGATGGGTGCCACATCTCCCACATTGGATGCTACCCGAGTATAGCGATTCAGTTCCGGAAATACATCGCTGATGGTACTCAAATCAATTCCGGCATGCATGGCCGCAATACAATAGGTTGGGTGTACATGAACAACAACTCTAACATCATTTTTGTGTTGTCCCATTTCTTGCTGTAGTCCAAAGTGCAGAGGGATCTCTCCGCTGGGAGTCAAATTCTTACTAATGTCAGTGTAGTCCAACTCTTGCCAGTTGTAAGTGTTTTCACCAAACCCATTGTCCCATTTGCCAATTTGAATCTTTTTAAATTGATCAGGTTGCATTGTTTGCTTACGCACACCCGACGGTGTGATATAAAAATGATCACGGTCGTGATGACGTATAGAGATGTTGCCATCTCTACTGGTTATCCAATTGCGTTTGTACGCATCTACTAATATATCACAACAGGTTTCTAACATGCTAATTGTTCCAGTGTCTTACAACGCCAGCAATAATGAAACAACAGGTTACCACGTGTATTGCTACCCAAAAGGTTTTTAGGAATAGTGCAAGACGTGCTTCTTGCAAAGTAAGAATAGGCACATCAGGACGATCATGATCTGACTCGCCCATTAGGTGACCGGTGGCTCGCGCCCAGATCTTTTCTATGCTGTTCATAACTTGCAACTTTCGCAATCGGCGTCTTCGAGATCAAAATCAATAATTTCAAGGGGTACCGCCTCATCCACTTGTTTGCTACCTTGTTTGTTGATCAGGCTGTAGTAGAATGTTTTGATTCCCCAGTGGTGTGCCTGCATCAAGTTGCGAGCAATCAGCGTTGTGGGAACTTTACGGTCTGCAAAGTGCGCTGGGTTGTAGAATGTGTTTGTACTAATGCTTTGATCAACATAGGCCGCTAACACAGCCGCAGTCTTTAAATATCCATCACAGTCTTTTTGTGCCCACATCATTTGATACTTGTTTTTCAACTTGTGGTATTCGGGCACAACTTGTGTAAGGCTACCTGCTTTAGATTCCTTAACTGAGATCAGACTCATGGGCATTTCAATGCCGTTGGTTGAGTTGATCACAACTGAACTAGACTCTACCGGTGCAATGGCCATTAGTGTAGCGTTACGCACACCATAACTACGCATCTCGGCACGTAGGCCTTCCCAGTTCAATTCAGGCGTAAAGTCGGTGAGTTCGTTGACTCCGGTCGCACGTCGCTCCCAAGGAAAGATACCTTTACCGTAGTAGGTGCGGTCAGAATCTTTGCAACGACCACGTTCCTTTGCCAATTCAACCGTAGCCTCTGTAAGGTAGAAGGCTTGGTGTTCCATCCAAGATTTAACCTCTCCAAGAGCATCTTTGTTACCATATTGGAGTCCGCGCTTGGCATGCCAGTAAGCAAGGTTAGTAATGCCGATACCAAGCGGCTGAATTTCGTCATTTGATAACTGACTCTGGATGGAGAGGAAGTCTTGGTAGTCGAGAATGTTACAAAGCGAGCGTTGCAAAATACGACAAGCCCTACGCATATCCTCAGGATTCCTGAACGCACCCCAGTTAATTGAGCCCAGTGTGCAAAGAGCAATG